TGCGTAAGAATCTCGTATCAAAAGTCAAAGCAGGTAGTAAAGGTGGAAAGCCTGGACAATGGTCAGCACGTAAAGCGCAGATGGTTGCCAAACAATACAAAGCAAAAGGTGGAGGATACAAATCGTGAGAAGATATATAAAAAGATTGTGGTGTGCGATTATCAATCGTAAGTGTCACCCAGAATGTGATTGCTGTTAAGTAGATGAAAGCACCACAGAAGTCATTAAAGAAGTGGGGTGACCAGAAGTGGCGTACCAAGAGTGGTAAGCCTAGTGCTAAAACTGGGGAGCGTTATCTCCCTGATAAGGCTATTAAGTCTCTTAGCAGCAGTGAGTATGCCGCTACAACCAGAGCTAAACGAAAAGGCACGAAGGCAGGTAAGCAGCATGTACCTCAGCCTAAAAAAGTCGCAACTAAAGTAAGAAAGTACAGGACATAATGGCAAAAGGTGTTAAACATTATTTTAAGGATGGTACTGAACATAAAGGCGGTATGCATAAGATGCCTAATGGTCAAGCACACTCAGGTAAAACACACGGTAAAAATAGTAAACAATTGTTTCATCTTAATGATCTAAGTGAAGCAGCAAAGAAAAAAGCAAAGGGAAAGAAGAAATGAAAAAGATGAATGATGGCATGAAAGCTTTGAAGAAGGAAGCTCCTGGTGTAGCTAAGAAAATGGGTTATATGTATGGCGGTATGTCTTCTGGTAAGAAGAAAGACATGAAAGGTATGGGTATGATGGACGGTGGTATGTCCTCTAAAAAGAAAATGGGTTATGCAGATGGCGGTATGGCTAACTGCGGAGCCTCTATGCAAGCAGAACGTCCAATGAAGAAGAGTAAGTAATGGCTAAATTTTATGAACAATATAGAGAAGTACTAGAAGCTAACGGCTACACTGTTGAAGACAGTGGCTGTGTTCGTGACTCTATGGGAAACCAATCAGCAGCAGAAGATGCCTACGGTAATGTTCAATGCAAAGATCCTAACGTAACTGAGTTGTGCAGACAAGCCGAAGCTAAACCTGTAGCTAAGAAGAAAGTAGTAAAGCAAGCAGAGCCTGTTGTACAAGATGAAGAGATGGAAGAAGTAGAGGTACGTGCTCGTAACGATAAGGGTCACTACATCAAAGACGATCCTGATACACCAGAGAACGAAGCTTGGACTACTAAGATGGTTAAGAAAGTCAAACGTGAGCAAAGCAAACAAGGAAAGTCATAACGGCTATTCCGTATTGTCTCTACTAACCTAACAACATTTATGTATAACTATGTATGCCCAAAAAGAAATGGGTTAGCATAAGGATAATACATAATGATAAGACAATTATTTAACAGGATAATACAAGCGAGAACAGAATCAGCTAGACGTAAGATTGAACGTTTGCAACTTTACAATATGACCGACAGAGAGCTACAAGACTTAGGCATTAACAGGTATGATATAGAGAGGGTTACACTAACTGGTAAGCCACTTTGAAAAATACAATCAGTTCTTTAATGATACTAGGAGTACTTTTGGAGGAGGCTCGTGGACCCAGTAACAATCATCGGTGGTGCAACCGTAGCATTCAATGCGTTGAAGAAAGGCTTTCAGGTAGGTAAAGACCTACAAGCTATGTCAGGACAGTTGACCCAATGGGCAGGTTGCATGAGTGATCTAGCCTACGCTGAACAGAAAAACAAGAACCCTCCTTGGTGGAAAGCATTGAATGGGGGTTCTGTTGAAGCAGATGCCTTAGCTATATTTACTGCTAAAAGAAAAGCAGATTCTATGAGGCAAGAGTTAAAAGACTGGATTAGCTTTAGTATGGGGCCATCCGCTTGGGATGAGCTTGTAGCTACTGAAGGTAAGATACGTAAACAAAAGAAAGAACAAGAATACCGTAAAGCTGAAATGCAAGAAGCTATTGTAACTTGGGGCGTAACAGGTTTGCTTTTAACTGTAGGCTTTAGTGTATTCGGATTTGTAATTTATATGGTGGCATAAATGGCTAGAAACCTAACAGATAAACAACAGAAGTTCCTTGAAGTCTTGTTTGAAGAAGCAGGGGGTGATGTTGTACAAGCTAAGAGGCTATCAGGCTATGGTGAACAGTCTAGTACTACCGCCATTGTTGAGTCGTTGAAAGATGAGATAGGTGATCGTACACGTAGTTACTTTGCACGTACAGCACCTAAAGCTGCAATGGCTATGGTGGGTGCACTAAGTGATCCAACAGAGCTAGGCATACGAGATAAGATGTCTGCAGCTAAAGACTTGCTTGACAGAGCAGGACTTGGTAAGGTAGATAGAGTAGACGTATCGTCATCTAGCGGTGGCGTATTTATACTACCATCTAAAGAAGGAACAAACGAATAAGTGTAAACCGTGAATCCCTTGGATATTGGGAACTACCTAGACCACACAAGGGTGCAGAAAGAGACTGGCACATAATAGCTAGAGTAACTAGAACAATACCGTTTGGTTACGAAGTTGATCCAGATAATGATAAGATACTTCAACCTGTCATCACAGAGCTAGAAGCCTTAGAACTTGCAAAGAAACATCTCATGCAGTACTCTTATAGAGAAGTAGCACTGTGGCTAACAAAACAAACAGGTAGATACATATCTGACGCAGGGCTAAAGAAAAGGGTAGACATTGAGCGAAAACGTAAGAAAGCAGCTACAATTAAACGCAAGCTTGCCAAAAGGCTCCAAGAAACGCTACAAGAGATCCAAAAGCTCGAAGAAGAATGTATCGGAGCCTACACAAACAAGTCAAGTGAAGCCAGAGCCTGAAGTACAAGTTGTAGCAGCAGAAGTAAAAGCACCTGAGTTTGATGTTGACATTGCCCAAGAGGTAGTGTTTAAACCAAACCCAGGACCACAGACAAGCTTCTTATCCGCATCTGAAAGAGAAGTCTTGTATGGTGGGGCAGCAGGTGGTGGTAAAAGTTTTGCGATGCTTGCTGACCCACTTCACGGATTGAATGACCCTAACTTTAGTGGTCTACTAGTCCGACATACTACGGAAGAACTTAGGGAGCTTATACAGAAGAGCCAAGAACTTTACCCTAAAGCAATACCTGGTATAAAGTGGAGTGAACGTAAATCACAGTGGATTGCACCTAGAGGTGGTAGACTGTGGATGTCTTACTTAGATAAAGACATGGACGTAACACGATACCAAGGACAGGCGTTTAATTGGATCGGCTTTGACGAACTTACACAGTGGCCTTCCAGTTATGCTTGGGATTACATGAGATCACGACTTCGTTCAGCATCTAGCTCTCAACTAGGTTTGTACATGAGAGGCACTACAAACCCTGGAGGTAACGGACACCAATGGGTAAAGAAAATGTTTATTGATCCTGCTCCTGCAGGTGAACCTTTCTGGGCAACGAACATTGAGACAGGTGACACTATAAGATTTCCTAAAGGGCATAGCCGTGAAGGTGAACCCTTATTTAGGCGTAGGTTTATACCTGCTAGTTTGTTTGACAATCCATACCTAGCAGACAGTGGTGACTACGAAGCAATGCTACTATCATTGCCTGAGCACCAGAGAAAGCAGTTACTAGAAGGTAACTGGGATATTAACGAAGGGGCAGCGTTTCCTGAATTTAACAGAAACATACACGTTGTGGAACCTATCGACATACCTAATGGATGGGCTAAGTTTAGAGCTTGCGACTATGGTTACGGTTCCTACACTGGAGTACTCTGGTTCGCTGTATCACCAAGTGAACAACTGGTTGTTTACAGAGAGCTTTATTGTTCTAAAGTTACAGCTACTGATCTAGCAGATATGATACTAGAGGCAGAGGCTGAAGATGGTACTATAAGATACGGTGTACTAGATTCATCCCTCTGGCATAAAAGAGGNGATACTGGCCCATCACTAGCAGAGCAAATGAACATGAAGGGTTGCCGTTGGCGTCCNTCNGATCGCTCTCGTGGCTCTAGGGTTGCAGGTAAGAACGAGATACACCGTAGGTTGCAGGTGGANGAGTTCACTGAAGAGCCAAGGCTTGTGTTCTTTTCCACCTGCACGAATAGCATAGCGCAAATCCCTGCGATTCCGCTAGACAAGAAGAACCCTGAAGATGTGGACACTCACTCTGAAGATCACTTGTATGACGCACTACGTTACGGTATAATGACAAGACCAAGAAGTTCTATATGGGACTATAACCCTGCCACACAAAGCTCTGGCTTTCAAATGTCAGACTCTACCTTTGGGTACTAAGAATGAAAACATTTGTAGTTGTAATAAGTATGTGGGGTAACACTGGAAAAGAGTGGCTATACACAGGTAATCAATATGTTATGCAAGAACTATTCACTAAAGAACAATGCGAACAGATTGTAAAAAGCTCTAACTGGGAAAAACTTGAAACTAACGAATACTATGGCTTACAATTTGATTGCTTTAATAAGGATGACCGATAATGGCTGAAATAGATGATCTAGCATTTGAGACAGATGATGTAGTAGCAGCAGAGGGGCAAGAAGACACTCTCTTTGAAAATGTAAGCAATGTAGTTACATTTGTAAATGATCGTTTCAAACGTGCAGAGGATGCTCGTAACGCTGATGAAGAACGGTGGCTCAGAGCATACAGAAACTATCGTGGTGTGTATGGGCCAGATGTACAGTTTACTTCTACTGAAAAGTCAAAAGTATTTGTTAAGGTTACTAAGACTAAAACACTAGCAGCATACGGACAAATTGTAGATGTACTATTTGGTAACAATAAGTTTCCGCTTACAATAAGTCCATCCGTTTTACCTGACGGTGTAGCTGAGGCTGTCCATATTAACATTGATCCAAATGCTGACAAAGCTACGGAAGCACTTCGTGACTCATTTACAAAAGAAACGACAAAGCCATACCTTATAGGGCCAGACACTGAGTTAAAGCCAGGTGAAACTATGGCTGATCTTAGGCGTAAGCTAGGGCCAGTAGAAGATAAAGTAGGTCCAGTATCTGAGAAGATAATAGAAGGTGACGGTAGTACACCTACAAGTGTAACATTCCATCCTGCTATGATAGCAGCCAAGAAGATGGAAAAGAAGATACACGATCAGCTAAACGAAAGTGGTGCATCTAAATACCTACGAAGCATGGCTTTTGAGATGGCGTTGCTAGGCACAGGTGTAATGAAAGGCCCAT